AGGCTGGTGTTACCTTGGGTTTACGTTGTCCTCTAACGGGTGAATACAAAGTAGGAAACAACTGGAAGGAAACACACTGATGATTACCAACTTTGATGAGATTGATTCTCTTGTTGTAACTATAAAGATAGAAAAGGATGATGCTGGTTACATAGCAATGGATATTCAAAGTGACAAGTTAGTATCTAACCGTATGATGCTGGATTTGCTACACTCTATTGCTGCATCAGCTACAGAATCAATGATGGCTGAGATACAAAGTAGAGTATTACTTGACAAATTTAAGATGCACTGATACACTTTGTTTGTTACTTCACTAAGGAAAGTAAAATGGAAACAGTAAGAATTGAAGCAACTTTGATGTGGCCCTTCCTCAACAAACCTAACGATATGTCAGGTAAGTATCAAGTAGATCTTACTAACTTGTCGGACAAGGCTGTAAAGGCTTTGGAGGATATGGGTATTTCTGTTCGCAACAAAGAAGGTAAAGGCTTTTTCATTACCGCTAAGAGTAACCATGAGATCAAAGCATTAGATAAAAACGGTGCTCAAGTGTTAGCACATATCGGTAACGGTACTAAAGCTGTTTGTGTCATGGGTTCTTATTCATGGACCTTTAAGAACAAGAAAGGTGTATCTCCTTCATTGAAGAAGCTGGTGATCACTGACTTGGTTACATACAGTGACACTTCTAAGCAGGAAGAAGAGGAAACAGAAGACGTGCTATGAGGACTAACCTGCCTATCATTGATGGTGATATCCTCTGCTACCGTGTAGGCTTTGCCTGTAACGAGGAAACAGAGGCTACCGCCATAAAGACGATGGCAGAGTTGTTGGAAGAGTTGGTCTACATAGACCTCTCTTCTGATGACTGTATTGGTTATCTAACTGGTAAGAACAACTTTAGATATGACATTGCTAAGACACAACCTTACAAAGGAAACAGAAAAGATGCGCCTAGGCCCATTCATCTTCGTAGTCTTCGTGAGTATCTCAATACTGCTTGGGACTTCCGAGTGGTGGACGGACAAGAGGCTGACGATGCAATTGGAATCCATGCCACGCTCTTACGTGACAAATCAGTCATCGTAACCATTGACAAAGACTTAGACATGATTCCTGGTCATCACTATAACCCTGTTAAGAAAGAGCATTATTACGTGGATGACAAAGAAGCTATTAAGAACTTCTACCGTCAGATTCTAACTGGTGACAAGGTAGATAACATAGAAGGATTACGTGGTATTGGTCCTAAGAAGGCTGATAAAATACTAGGTGACTACGATACTGACCTAGCCATGTATGAGGCTGTCCTGAAGGCTTATGATGGTAATGCTGATCGTGTGTTAGAGAACGGACAACTACTGTGGATTAGACGTAAGGAGGATGAAGTATGGCAACCACCGACACCATCGTGTACTTAGAATGGGTAGATGCTGTAGCGTCTTCTGGATGGCAGCTTAAGGGTAAAGGTTCTATAGCTAGCTGTAAAGCTATTGGGTTTCTGACTCATGAGACAGATGATGAAGTACATCTAGCAGCAGCAGTAGGCGATAACGAATGTAATGCTGTGATGATTATTCCTAAAGGATGGATAAGCCAATGGACGGAGATTGACATTGAAGCCCTCAAGCGCAAAAAACAAAGGAAGGCTACTACAAAAGCTAGTAGCTAACAAGTTACGAGATACTTTTAACTTATCCGAACATGATTGCAAAAGCACACCAATGGGTACACAGGGCGAGGATGTCTGGCTCTCGACGAATGCACTGGAAAGATTTAGGTACGGTATTGAATGCAAGAACAGAGCAAGAATTGCCCTCTACAACGACTACGAACAAGCAATACGGCACTGTGAAGGAAAAGACAAAGAACCTTTGTTAGTGGTTAAACAAAACAGATCTGAACCATTAGCGTTGGTTAGTCTTGATCACTTCATTGACCTAGCATCAAAGGCTAAGTTGTGGGAAATACATCAGAAGCAGAAGACTGTAGAGGAAAGTAAACAAGCTACTAGGATGAGAAAGGTTTATGGCAAACATTAAAGTAGATTACATCAATCACATGGGCGATGACTTAACAGTTGTCAATGCTGCTCGTGTTAGCTTTGATAAAGAGTCAGAGGCTACTAATTGGTATGACACAGAGCAAGGTAACCACTACTTTCCTTTACCTGTGTTAGATCCTAAAGACATCAAGCTGATTAAGTATCTAGCTAAACATAACCATTGGAGTCCATTCAGTCATTGTTTTATTCAGTTCAGAGTTAAAGCACCGATCTTCGTAGCTAGGCAGTTGATGAAGCATACAGTAGGGTTAGCCTGGAATGAGGTAAGTAGGCGCTATGTAGACAGTGAACCAGAGTTCTATCAGCCTACGTATTTCAGACGTAAAGCACCTAACGTCAAGCAAGGAAGTTCATCAGAACCTGTAAAAAGTCACACTGATTGGCATGAAACAGTTGACAAGTACACAGGAACTATGTTAGCATTGTATGACGCTATGCTCAAAGAAGGTATCTGTGCTGAGCAAGCTAGGATGATCCTCCCCCAATCCATGATGACTGAATGGTATTGGAGTGGGAGCCTTTACGCCTTTGCTAGAGTATGTCACCTAAGATTAGCAAAGGAAGCCCAAGCAGAGACAAGGATCGTTGCAGAGAAAATCTGCCGAACCTGCTCTGAAGTATTCCCTAACGCATGGGATGCCCTTATGAATGGAGATGAAGATGAGTGATAGTAAAATTAGTTTGCATGTGTCTATAATGTCAGAAGATGATGAAGAAGTACAGAAGTACAATACTGACCATGGTTTCCCACTACGGCAAATGGTTGATATCAATGTTACCTACGATAGTGGTATTGCTTGGCCTAAGCTGTTAGAGACAGCCTGTGAAGCTATTGGCGCTTACTACGGTTATGATGTCAAAGAGAAAGTATTCCTTAAGCAGTTTGACAAGATCGTTAACATATACGGACACGATGATCCTGGAAACTACGAAACAGACTTAGATGACGATGAGAATCCTGCTACTTGATATTGAATCAGCACCTAACACTGCGTATGTCTGGGGTTTGTTTCAGCAGAACATTAGCATTAGCCAGATTGTAGACAGCAGTAGTGTTTTGTGTTGGTCCGCTAAGTGGTATCAAGGTGATCAGTTAATGTTTAGTAGTGTCCTAAACGGTAAGAAGACTATGTTAAAGAAGATCCATAGTCTTTTAGATGAATGTGATGCTGTTGTACATTACAATGGAACTAGGTTTGACATACCAACTCTTAACAAAGAGTTCCTAGAGGCTGGTATGTCTCCTCCAGCGCCTTACCATCAGATTGATCTGTTGAAGACTGCTAGAAAGGAGTTTAGGTTTCCTAGTAACAAGCTGGACTATGTAGCTAGAGCGTTAGGGTTAGGACAGAAGACTAAGCATGAAGGCTTTGAACTTTGGATTAAGTGCATGAACAAAGACAAAGCAGCCTGGGAAGTCATGGAACAATACAACAAACAAGATGTTATTTTACTGGAGAAAGTCTATGAGCGATTTCTTCCCTGGATTCGAACCCACCCTAACGTCTCAGTCAACAAAGACCACCGAAGCTGTACCCGCTGTGGTAGCATCAATCTACAAAGGCGTGGATGCAGTACCTCGCTCACTGGAAAGTATCAACGTTACCAGTGCCAAGACTGTGGGGGCTGGCAACAACAAAGAAGGAGTGAACCAATTGCTGCCGAAGTACTCAAACCAAGCTAAACAGGTTGGGGGTGATCACTACAAGCAGACAACACTACAACCTTGGGATGTGATTTCAGCATGGTCACTAGATCCTTGGTTAGCTAATGTTGTTAAGTATGTACAAAGACACCAACGAAAGAACGGTAGAGAAGATCTACTTAAAGCAGTACACTATCTGGAGTATGTGATTGAGAACTACGATACCGTGATTAAAAAGTATTATAAGGAGTGACTATGGCTTTAACGATTCTGGACTTGTTTGATAAACTAAAAAGGCTAGATGAGATCTCACTCATGGAGATCTTAGGGATAACATCAGAAGAACTGGTAGACAGGTTTGAGGACAGAATCGAAGCCATGTTTGACCAACTTGTTGACGAAATAGATGACACCGAAGAGGAAGAAGAATGAAGTTAAACAACTACTCAAGTTTTATCCACAAAAGCCGCTACAGTCGTTTCATTGACGAACAAGGCAGACGTGAGAACTGGAGTGAAACAGTTGATCGCTACATGAAATTCATGAAGAAACAACTGTTAGACAAACACAACTATGAGATCCCACAACATATATACAAGACAGTGCATAAAGCAATCCTTAACCTGGATGTGATGCCATCTATGCGCTGTATGATGACTGCTGGAGAGGCACTTGAGCGTCAGAACATTGCTGGTTACAACTGTAGTTATCTGCCTATCGACGATCCTAAATCCTTTGATGAGGCTATGTACATCCTCCTATGCGGTACAGGTGTTGGATTCTCAGTAGAGGCTAAATATGTTAATCAACTACCTGAAGTCCCTGATCAGTTATTTGATAGTAAAACTACTATCGTTGTATCCGATAGCAAAGAAGGTTGGGCTAAAGCATTACGACAACTCATTGCTTTACTATACGCTGGAGAAGTTGCAAAATGGGATGTCTCCAAAGTTAGACCTGCTGGCTCCAGACTTAAGACCTTTGGAGGCAGAGCTTCTGGTCCAGAACCCCTCGTTGAACTATTCAAGTTTGTTATTAGGAAGTTCCAAGCGGCCAAAAATCGTCGTCTCTCGTCCCTTGAATGCCATGATATTCTGTGCAAGATCGGGGAAGTTGTTGTTGTGGGTGGTGTGCGACGATCTGCGATGATATCTTTAAGCGATCTTAGTGATGATCGTATGGCACACGCTAAAGCAGGAGCATGGTGGGAACAACAAGGGCAGCGTAGCCTGGCTAACAACTCTGCTGTGTACGATGTAAAGCCTTCAGTAGGGCAGTTTATGCGTGAATGGTGTTCGATCTATGAAAGCCATTCAGGTGAACGTGGTATCTTCAACAGAGATGCGTCTAAGAAGCAAGCAGCTATCAATGGTCGTAGAGATCCTAACCATGAATTCGGTACGAATCCTTGCTCAGAGATTATCCTACGTCCTTACCAGTTCTGTAACCTCACAGAGGTCATTGTTCGTGATACGGACACACTTCAAGACTTGATGTACAAAGTACGTGTAGCAGCGATTCTAGGCACTTGGCAGAGCACAATGACTAACTTCCCTTACCTACGTAAGATATGGGAAAAGAACACTGCTGAAGAGCGTCTATTAGGTGTATCACTGACAGGTATCTACGATCATCTGTTACTGAATGATCCTAAGGATAAAGCGTTACCAGCAAGATTGGAGATGTTGAAAAATGAAGCAATCATTGCTAACGAAGTTACGGCGAATGCTTTGGGCATTCCCGTCTCTGCTGCGATCACTTGCGTTAAGCCTTCTGGTACTGTTTCTCAGCTGTGTGGCACTGCTTCTGGAATTCACCCACAACATGCTCCGTATTACATTAGACGTGTTAGATCGGACAAAAAGGATCCTCTTACGGCGTTTATGATTACTCAAGGTATTCCTAGTGAACCTTGTGTGATGAGGCCAGATAGCACTACAGTGTTCTCATTCCCTATGAAGGCTCCTGAAGGCGCTATTACTAGGGATGATGTAGATGCAATATCTCATCTTGAGTTATGGCGTGTGTACCAGCTTCATTGGTGCGAACATAAACCATCAGTGACTATCTCAGTTAACGAAGATGACTGGCCTTCAGTAGGTGCTTGGGTATATAACAACTTTGATATATGTACTGGTGTATCATTCCTGCCAATGGACTTAGGGACATATCGACAAGCACCTTATCAGGATTGTACAGAAGAAGAATACAATGCTTTGTTAGCTCAGATGCCTATTAACATTGACTGGGATCAGTTAAAAGAAAACGAAGACAATGTTGAAGGCGCACAGCAACTTGCCTGTGTTTCCGGTGTCTGTGAAATCTAGATAAAAAAAAAGACCCCTGCAAAGGGGTCTATAAAGGTCACTAAGGAAAACTATGCCGAATGTTTGGGGTTGGTCTTTTTTACCAG